GATGTGGTCTAATACTTCTTCTCCATTCTCCATCGTTGTGAATTTGTCACCATATAATGCTTTAAAATCCTTAAATGTGAACCCAACACTTTCAGGACCAAAATCTTTTGATGATTCTGAAATCCATTTTATTGTTGATAATGGAATTGTTCTTTGTTTTAATTGACCTTCCCATTTACCCAAAACTTCTTGAGCAATTTCTCCCAAGTTAACACCTTTCAACTCTCTTTCTTTCTTGAAAGGGTTACATGATGCTTGAACTAACCCTAACGGACAAGCCATGATTAGAAAATCAGCCTCAGGATTATTTCTAAACGGAGTATATCTATCATATGAACCCGGTTTAAACATTGACCCTCCACCATATTGGAAAATAACATTATCCTCAACCTTTGGGTATCCTTTCATGGATTCTTTATAAGCTTCGGCATTCTTTTGTAAGTCTTCCGGAGTTGGTGCGTTAGTTTTTTTCATCCAATCTTTAATGTTCGTTAATATTGACATTAAAGATGGTTGTGAATCCATAACCAAACTTTCCAAAAATCCGGGTTTGTTTTTAAATGCTAGTAGTAATTTGTTAATCACTAACCCTAGTAACATTTTATTTTTTTGTAAACTTTTATCCTTATCAATTCTGAATAAATAATTAACTACTTCATCCGGTGTTATATCATATTTTGCATAATCCGCAGAATCGACAGTGCTAATTAATAAAATATCAGAAGATGGGAATAAATCTTTTGGAGAAACTATTTGTGAAATTGTTTCAACATTTGAACGAGATGACCTGAATGATGTTGATTTGGTATCTTCAGCACCTGCCTGTCTGTCGTGATGGTCTGTATGAATAACGAACATTGGTTTACCATGTGCAAAATCAACTAACACCGGCATTGTATCACCAGTTGCGTCATTTTTCTTTACAGAAAATTCTTTATCGCCATATTGAATTACATGGGTTCCAACAACTTCAATACCATTATCTTCAAGGTATTTTTTCATTGCAATTGCTGTTGTCACACCATCTAAATCTTGGTGAAAGTAAATTTCAGCCTTTGGATATCTCTTAGCTAACGCACTGATATCTCGTAATCCCGATTCTTTAATTAGTTTTTTCATCTTAGTCGAGCCCAAGCCAATGCATTCCTTTATCAATTATGTCTCCGTGGTCAGAAATACATTGTTTGTATATCATTTTATCTTTTGGTGGCATCTTAGTAATAGTATTATTACCCCAAACACCATCTTGTGCAACACCAATTGTTCCTTGGTACCTTGCAATTGCTTGTGCGCTTTCAGAGTTAGGTAAATTACCGATACTACCATCCATTTTTACTAATTTTCCTAAATCATTTTTAATCCCTTTTTTATTTAAAAAACATTGAATTGCCATGTTACCATTATAATTAATCAAAGTTGTTTGTTCACTAATAACTTTTTTTACAATTTTAGTTAAATCAGTTTCTGTTAATCTTATAATTTTCTTTCCCATATTATGATTTTAATGTTAATAAGTATTTTAATTTATTGATTTCAGCTAACATCTCATCTCTAAGATTAAGTAAATCAGTGTCATATCTTGTATCCAATTGGTCCGTCATGCCAACCAAAAATTCTGTAATACCATCCAAGAAGTCTTGAATATTCATTGTCTTGATGTCTTGGAACATAATTGAAAACTCGGATTCAAAATCAGGTCTTCCATATTTACCCATCATAGCTTCAGCAAATGTATCAATTGATTCTCCTAAACTATCATATATTTCACCATAGGCTCTATGTTTGGCATCTCCGTAAGTCTGCCAATGTAAAAATTTAAATTGTAATTGGATTTGAACTAGTTTTAATATTAATTCTTCTTTCATTGTATTTTTTTATTTAATTTATTTCATTATTCCTCCAGTTAACCGATTTGTAAATATATTTGTTATAAAGTTTTGAATAAAATCAGGTTCTTGAGATTTTTGAGTTTGGACTTCACCACTTTTTGTCGGTGTTGAACTCGTTTGACCTTCTGTTCCAACAAAATCTTCTGCGGCGTATTTTTTAGCTTCAGGAGTTTGATTATATTCATTCATTTTTTGATTTATCATTTGTTCGCTCATTTTATTCGCCAATTCTTCGGGTCCAACAAAGTTACCAACACCTATATAATCCAAAAATCCTAACCACCACTTAGTCCTTCTCATTAATATTCTCATATTTCTATTACCAAATAATCTTGGAGCTCCCCCTAAAAATATACTTGATAAAGCACTTCTCTTAGTAAGATTAGTTGCAATTTTTTCGTTCTTTAAGATTGATTGTAACGCTTTGATATTTTCAACAGGTTTACTTGCTCTAGCCATGTTTTTTGCCAAATTACCTGTGGCTTTTTGAAATTTAATACTTTTAGCTCCGGCGTTCTCAAGTAATTTCAAGTAATCTAGTATCGTATTTCTAAAACCTTTAAGTAATCCTCCGGGTAATAATTCAACTTTTGACGCAACTTTTGGCGCCCATGTTTTAGCTGATTGTAAAAATTTACCAACAATTCCCGGACTTTCAGCCAATTTCGCAAGACTTGCGGCTGCTTCCGTAGTTTTTCCTGCTTTGGCTAATTTCATTGCAGAACTCAAACCCTTAGTCGCTCCTCCACCTATTTTAAGTGACCCCATAACAGGTTTAGCCACAACATCTCCAGCATATGGTATTGCGGAAATGATACTTAATAAACCAAATAAATGGTCTCCTTGTGAGAAATATGAAATCCCATTAACCACATCGACAACTCCTGTTGGGTCAGCAATACCTAAGATATCACCAACTAAATTATACCATTCCGCCTCTTTAATTAAATTAGATTTCTTTGGATATATGACTTTACATAACTCTAAAACTATTTGTTTTTCTTCAATTGAAAAACGAGACCAATTGTCTTCCGCAAGTTTCAAGTTTACTTCAAATTCTGCCGCGTGAGTAATAAGGTCAAATTGTTTTTTATTTAATAAAATATTCGGCATTTTTTTGTTTTAATAATAAATATCCATAAACAAAAAAAAGGGTCGAATTCGACCCCTTTAATTATATATCCAACTTTAATTGTCGATTTAATGCGACAAAAGGTTTGACCCTTTCTATTGCAATATTAGTATAATTTTCACTCAACTCAATTCCAATCCATCTTCGATTTAATGTTTCAGCAGCAACTGCAGTGGTTCCACTACCCATAAATGGGTCAAGAACGATGTCATTCTTATAAGTCAATATTTTGATTGCCTTTGAAGGAATATCCAAACTGAATGTAGCTTTCGTTAATGATTTGGTATCGGCGAAATATTCCCATCTACCAAAAACCAAATTCATAAATTCTTTTTTATCCTCATCTTCATAAAACATTTTTGTTTTAACATTCCCTTCTTCATCTTTAACTTCGGTCGGAGTTCCTTTCCATTGAGATTCTCCTTTAATTAATTTTTTTGGTGAATTTTTATATGATAATATTACACATTCCTTTGGGTTATATATGTAAGGTTGACTATTACTCATCCAGCTGCCCCAAGCCGTCTGTCTAACTCTATGAGGACTATCCTCAGTTAAATCCACCATCCCGAAGAATTGGAACCCAACTTCTTTCATTCTCATCCAAAACTCGGAGTTAAATAGGATTCTACCACCTCTTTCTTGAACATTCATTTCGATTGGAACATTGACCGCAATTCTTCCATCATCTTTAAGAACCCTGAATGACTCAGATAACCAATCAATGGTGAATTTCCAATAGTCATCCATAGACAAACCATCGTCATATACATCATATTTGATGTTGGCATTGTAAGGTGGACTACAAACAATTAAATCCACACTACCTTCAGGTAATGTCTTCATTACCTCAACACAATTCCCGGTTATAATTTGTCCCGTGACATCTTCAATCTTTTCTATTAAACTCATTCTATTATTCACTTATATTATTTTCCAAATTTTTAATTTTTCTATCCAAATAGAATTTAGCCTTTTTAAGGTCTTCTAATTCCTTATTAACACCTTTCTTTCCTGCCCTTGAGATATACTTCACAGTATTCCCCAAATGGAAGTCTAAGTCCCAATTCTCTATCACTTTT